ATAAGAATTTTATAAAATTTTAGCTCTCGACCCAAAGTTGTTTTGTCGCTAAAATTCTCTTTCATAATTTGGATAATGGCGATTTTCTTTTCATTCTGCTTATGAATAATGCTCTTTGTAAGCTCTCTAAGCAATGCTTCGAAAAGAAATGCACTATTTCTTTTTTTATTATGACGATTTTTTATCTTTTTCATCAACCTTATTCTCCAAATTTTCTACAAGTTTTTTTATCTCATGCCTTAAATTCAAAACATTACTTTCATCTTTCTTATAATTAGATTCCTTAAAGCCCTGCATCCCCGGAAAAACATTTCTTCGAGTCGAGCTTCCTGCTTCGGCGGAATAAGAACCCTTCATTTTTCTTCTATTTCCCGCTATTTCTCTCCCATCCCTTTCTTCTGGAACATATATTTTTCCTCTTGAACTATCTGATAATCTGGCTCCGTCGCTCTTTCTGACCATCATCCAGTCATCTCTATTGCCGGGAGCCGCCAAGAGAGTTTCGTCCTCAGCACCCTCTTCATCTTCAACTTCTTCTCCTGCCTCTTCTCCCATTTCTTCCTCTTCAAACTCTTCTTCACCACCTCCGGCGGCTTCTGATTCCATAGCGACCTGTTCAGCAACTGCTTCTAATTGTGCATCAATAGTCTTGTCATAGAACAGTTCTCTTTGATTCCTGATGAGTTGTTCTTCGGACATGCCAAACAATTGTGTGGCAACCCATCTTCTACTGAAGTATCCTTCGTTTGCGGCGGCTGCAACTTCGAATTTGACTCTCCAGTTTTCAAGCTCTTGAAGCTCTGCAATCTTAGAGGGACTATTGAGATGAAGGCGGAAAGATAAAAGATCGTCATCCCGAAAACCTAAAGTATAAAGATGAACAATGCCGACCTTCTCCAGTTCAGATGTTATTGATCTCTGCAACCTCTGGATTGTTCTTGCGAACCTTATATCCTTTTGAGCCAAAGTAGTTTTACCTTCTTCCCCACCCTCTGTTGAGGCAAGATATGCTTGAGGTATTTTCAAAGCAGAAAATAATTTATCTCTCAAATACTTTACATCATCAATATCGCCGGTATAAGTTCCACCGGGCAGAGAGGTGATGTCAGATCCTTGACCCCCACGAACCGGAATAAAATAATCTTCTTCAACTGACAATGGATTATAACGAAGATCCACTCGACCGGTATCCTGATCGACGACTTGATTTCTTTTCATTTGCGTTTTGACACGCTCAATATATTGCTCAACATCCTGTGGTGATATATTCCCCACTTCAATTTTAAATACTCTTCTTTCGGGGGAGCGTACAATTCGATAAGCCATCATAGCATCTTCTATGAGTGTTAATTGTCTCCATATTCTCCTAGCGGCTTCTAAAACTGAACTTCCATAGGGAGCATATTTATCATTCCCCAAGACACGAAAATGAGCAACTTGCCAATTTTCCATTGTAATGCCAGCAGAATTCCATTGATACTGAACATAGTTTGGGTTTGTTTTGTCCTCTCCCTCTAACCTTTCAATATCTGGTGTCGGCAATCCAATCGCATTTGTGATTCCGTGATCTTCATCAATATCCAAATAAAGGAAGAAATCTCCAAACTTACACATTGAACGAGACCACCCAAATAAATTATATTCCACATTCAGAATGTCATGATATAGGTTTTTTAGTATACCATGAATCTCTTCGTTTGGGCAAGTAATTCGTATCATTGGATTCATTGGTGTCGAGGTTGTCATTTCATCTGCATAAATATCTAATGCAGATGCGCTTTCCGGTGTGTATTCCATTTGGTCAAAATCGCCATAACGCTCTCTTCTATTTTGACTTGCAATATATTTTGATGTAATATTCGAAAAAGGGTCATAACTTGATTTTTTAAATTGTCGCCCACTTGTATCTCTAAATTGATACTGATATTTGTCATACTGATGTCTTCTCATTCGCCGAACATCTTGTGTGCGTATGCCAACAATTGGACCAGAAAATAATCTTGTTAGTCTTTTAAATAAATTTGAATCTGTGTTTCTTGTATTGTTTTCCGCCATATCTTATCCACTATCCTTTATAAACCCATGAAAAGTCATCGTAATTGCTTTGCGCTTCTCTTTGCTTTTTTGTAACAGCCGGAGAATGATTATAATTTTTCATCCCTGATATTTTTGTATCCATGCTTCTGCGAGATATTGTCATACTATCTAAAAATGCTTTTTGATATTCAATATCTCTCTGATTTTTTATTAATGCTGTATCTCTCACCCAACATCCAATTGCCAAAGACATAATTAGATCGTCATTGTAGCTCCTCATTGCTTCGGGTCTTCCATTATTCCAAACAAAAGTTTTAATTTCATTCATAAGGCGTGAAGACTTTATTATAAGTAGTTCATTTCTGATGAATTCTTCCAGTTTTGATATGATAAGGGGTGTGGTTTTCATTGATGTCGTAAATCCTGCAACAGCATTTGGATTTGCTATAGCTGAGACTGAATCCACCTGTTCGTGAGTTGCTTTAATTGAATAATATAAGTTTGGATATTGATTCTCACTCATTTTATCTAAAACACTATAGCCAATATTGTTATTTTCCACAACTATCAAACAATTTCCGTACTCTTTTCCTGCATCGCAAAGTATATCGGCATACATATCGATGGATGGTTTTCCTTGATATTCCGCAACAATTTCCATTGTTTCTAATTTTATAATATGAAATACAGAATAATCTCTCCCATCACCACGAGCAACGTCAGCAGTGAGCAAATAATAATTTCCAGAATTATATTTTTCCCAAATCCAATAATTCCTATCAAATCCCGCTCTATATACAGGATCACAGATTTCCCCCTGAAGCCTCTTTATATCATCTGGGTGGATCACTGTTTCACCGGAAGCATTGAAATTGCATAAAAACTCTTGAGCTATTTCTCTTTTGGAAAAGTTTTTTGTCTCTTTTTCAAACCATTCCTGATCATGCTCTGGGTGTACTTCCCAAGAAAGTTTCACTGGGTGGAATTCATTCGCCCCCTGTTCGGCTTGAGCGTATGTTTTGTGAAACCAGTTCCCAACACCCTTTGGAGTTGAAATGACAATACATCGACCACCTGTAGAAAATGTCGGACCCAGACCAGCCCAAAGCTCTTCCATTTTTTCAATATGTGCTGCCTCATCAATAACCAGAAGCGACAATGCTTCTGAACGACCGGCATCGCCAGATGTTGAACTAGCGAACACTTGAGAGCCGTTCGACAGTTCAATCGACGTTCTGTTATCCACTGATGCCTTAGCGATCTTCATCCACTCTGGGAGATGCTTCATCATATTTTTTACTTTTTTAACTAAATTTGCGGCGGTCTTGAACTGTGTGGCGAGAACCAGCACTTTCTTTTCTCGATAGAACATCATCAGCCATAAAATATATCCAGCAGATATTGTTGAGATCCCAAGCTGTCTTGCCTTCAAGATAACATTAAAGCGGTGATCGCCAAAGTCTTTTACAATATCGGACTGAAAAGGGTAAGTTTTGAAGGGGATAAGCCCCCTCACTGGATGGGCAATTTTGACGTAGTTATTTAGGAAGTAGACAGGATCTTTTCCACACTTAAGAATTTCTTTCTTTTTCTCGGTTTTTGTAAGTTTGTATCCTGCCATTCACTTATACTTCTTCCTTATGTTGGTTAAGGGATGAGTTCACTTGATCCAGTGTTAAAACCTTCTCTTTTTCATCTTCTTTCGAGATGCATCATACACCACCAGATGCTTTACGCTGTTGAGGCTTCAGTGAAGCCTTAAAAATTGCTGCCATTTGATCACCGGGGGGTGCATTTGCGATATACTCCCTTTTTTCTGCGTTAGACATAATGTCATGTTTTTTGGGAGATTGCTTTTCTTTTTGTTTTCTTTCATAATCAGAATAGATCTCTTCACCGGATCTCACCCAGCCCGCTATCCTCTTTATTTCCTCACCAATACCGGCTACGTTTTCATAAAATTTGTCCCAATGTGCTTTAACATCCGGGTCAAAGAAGGCTGGAATTGCCCCTAATGCAAGGAGAGCGAAACCCATAACTTGTAACAATCTCATGGAAATTCTGAATGTTAAAATCTTTACTTCTCTTCCCGCTATAGTCGGAGCATTGTTCACATCTTCCCAAGTTAAGCTCTTAAACTTTTCTTCAACTTTAGCCCACTTTTCCTTAAGAGGATTGACAAGGAACTTTTCAGCCATTTTCGCAATCCCTTTGCTTATCGAGCCGGGAAGAGCCGCCAACTTTTTCCCTACCCATTCAAAGAACCTCTTTACAGGAGCCATACCGGTATCCCAACCGGCTCCAAGAGTCCCAGTGAATTTCTCCATTACTTGATCTAATTTTTTACCAGAGGCTTTCAATTCCTCTGCATTTTCATCGGAGAGATCCGTCACTAATGACTTCCCCACTAGTCCTACCACTTTCGCTCCGTATTTAATAGCACTAAGCCATTTCTTTATTTTCCCACCAGCGGCTTTCATTTTACCGAAGAATCCCTTTGGCTTTTCTTCTTCACCTTCTGGTTGCTCTGAAAGATTCTCCTTAACCCCATATAAAGCAAAAAGAGCCTTTTCAATCAAAGAACATCTTTCTTTAATTTTTTGCTCTTTTAGGCAGAAATCAACTTTATGTTCAACCAACTGTTCAAGTGAATTTTTAGAATCTAATTCTTTTTCAAAAGATTCGAATATAGAATCTACATATTCATTATAAATTGGCATTGCTTCTCTTACCAAGGAATTAAACTGCGCCCTTTTAAGTGCTTCTTTTACCTTTTTCTGTGACGGTTTAATGTTCGAAACAGTCTCCAGCATCAGGGAAGCAACTTCATATTTACTACTCTGATTTTTATTTTGGTTAGTAAAAAAAGACAGTTCCTCTTTAATAATTTTCTTTAATTGAATATGTGTTAGATTCACTGTTTTATGCCTCCCTTTTCTTCGCCTTCGGCTTCTCCCTCAGTAATCTCTTCTTCGCCAATATCTTCTTCACGAATACGTTGCCCTTCTGCATCGAATTTCGGCGGTCTTTTCTTCTTTTTAGGACCGGAGAGAGACAGTCCCGACCCAGTTTTTTGTTTGGGACCAGCTTTCTCTTTCTTTTTCGCCAATCTTTCTCTATTTTTAGCGGCAAGTTTTTCAAATCCTTTTCCAATCTTCTCTTTAGCTTTTTGAAAGAATCCCTCATCAACTAAAGCACTTTCAACCTCTTCTCTAATAATTTGGTTTAGTCTATCTTTTGAAATCTTCATTTTTCTTCTTTCCTCGTTATGTTTTTAGGTTTCGAAGCTCCAGAATATGATTTTTCTCCAATTTCCAAAAAATCTTTAAATGCTTTATCAATATCCCTTTCATCTCCATCATGAAGATCTTTCACGTCAGAAATTCCTCCGATATTATAATGTTGAGATGCCTGAATCCAATTTCTAATTTTGCTCATGCTCTGGGCTTCTATGTCTATTTCCCCCTCTTTAGTGAGGGATAAAGAACTTCCAGTTACTTTTTTATATTCTTTTTGCAAAAACTTTTTAATGTCTTCAAAGGTTTGCTCAACTTCGGATTCAAATTTTGGATTATGCAGTTCCTTCAATTGAATTTCACTATGGTATTTAATGCAAAGTTTATTTCCATAAAACTTCACTTTAAACCCATCCATAACTCGACTATCGTTAATGGGATGCCCCTCATCTCTTTTTAAGCCGATTTTATGTCTTTCATTGGTTTCGGGATCAATCGCCCCATCATAACCATGAGATGCGGCTTGAGCAATCCCCCTAATAATCTCTAATGTAGTAGCCATTATTTTTTCTCCTTGAGTATGTTTTCAAGCTCTTCGAAAACAATTTCTTTCATTTTAGATTCTGAAACTTTAAATCCATAAGCT